TAACTTAACACCATTTAAATAAATATCTGCAAAAGCTGTTCCTGAAGCGACATCATAAGTTAAAGTGTTACCATTAGCGTCTGCACCTGAAAAAGTTGTCTGACCTGCTGTAGCAACATATTTAAATCTGTCTGAAGTGCCATTTACACTAGAACCTGCCAACGCATACGAGCTTCCATCAAAAACTTTTAATTTTTGTGCAGTTGTATCAAATACTAAATCACCAACATCATTACTAGATGATGGAACACCTGCTTGTACTCTGTATCTTTCTGCAAAACTATTTACTCCAGTTATATTTGTGGCAACTGCTGTAATATTTGTATTTGCTCCTGCTACTGTGTTTATATTTGTAATAGCACCTGCAACTGCATTTATGTTTGTTGAATTAGAATTTACTGAAGTTATAGCAGAGTTCATACCTGCTACCGTTGTTACATTTGCGTGAATACCTGCGACTGTAGTTATGTTTGCACTTATTCCTGCTAAAGTATTTACATTGGCAATAGCTAATCCAACTGTATTTACATTAGCAATATTAGTTGCAACTGTATCAATCTCTGAAGTTGCTTCGTTTAAATCATCAGCTACAGTTTCTACTTCACTAACTGCTTCTGCTAAATCATTAGCTACTGCAATAACTTTAGTAATATCTGTTGCTACTGTGTTTACTGAAGCAATGTTGGTCGCTACTGTGTTTATATTTGTAGCGTTAGAATTTACTGCATTAATATTAGTTGAATTACTATTAACTGTATTAATAGCTGAAATATTTGCATTTACTGTAGTTAAAGCTGTTTTGTTAGCTGAAGATAACCAAGTGTTTTCTAAATAAGTTTTATTTACTGCATCATTATTATCAACTGGATTTGCTACACTTTTAATTACTTTACTCTGTGCATCAAATTTATCATCAGTACCAATCTTCATAGAAGACTGACTGTCATCTGTAATCTCTTGTGCTACATAAAAGTTTTGGTCTGCTGACTTATCTAAATCACTTTCTGTAAGTACTGAACCATCTGTAAAATCTACTAATCTACCAGTAATAGGTGTTTGTCTTTCTATTCTTATTGTAGCTGAATTAGCAGGTGCAGTTGTAAAAGTTAATGTTGAAGAAGATATTGTAAAATCTGTAGTTGCTACTCCATTAATAAATGCTTTGATGTGTGTGCTATCTATAAACGGAAAAGTTATTGAGTACTGTGTAGTACTACCATCTCCTGTATAGGAGACTTGGGCGTAATATGTTGGCATATGTTTTAATTAAATTGTTGAGAGAAGTCGTTCAAATCTTTAAGTTTATTCTTTAAAGTTTCTTCTGTTCTATTCTCTTGTCCAGTTGTTTTCTTATTGTTGTCTTTAATTTGTGTATCTCTAAATAAATTTCTTCTTTTGTCATCTACGTATATAAAATTTTTAAATTCTCTTTCAAATTTATCTTCAGCTCTATCTTTATAAAGATTATAAAAATATTTAATTTCTTTAAGTTTTCCACCTTCATCAGTAATACCTCTACCTTTTACAGGGTCACCTAGTTCTTTATAATCTTCTGATTGAATTACTTCTGTTAGCTTTTCTCTTAAAGTTAAACCTTCAATTTTTGTATTTTGAAGAAATTGATTATAGGCATCTCTAGCATTAAGTTTACCTTTTTTATATTCTTCTAAATTTAAACCTTTGTATAACATAGGTATTGTGTCAGGTGCTGAGCCTAATCTTAAAATTTCTTCTGCTACTATATCTTTTTTCTTTGTGCCAACTCCAACAGGATTTACAAAATTATTGAAAAATCTTAAAACATCTCCTTCAGGATTTTTATGAGGTTCTCCTAAGAAATTATATCTAGGTGAAACTGGTGTTCCAAATCCTGTTCTCTTTTTAGCTTCATCAATAATATTATAAGCGTGACGTAAGTATGGGTCATTCGCTAACTTGTTAAATACATTTGGCCAGTAACTTCCTATCTTACTACTAAAATATCTTGATACCGTTCTTTCATCTTTTGCAAACAAAGCATCAACAATGTCGTGTAAAGATTGTAAATAAGTTTTACTTAATACGTTATCCATTGTTGCTTTAGCTGTAGCACCAAGTGCCATAACTGCTTTATCACCAAAACTTAAAGGGTCGTTTTCTGCTTGATTTAATAAAAATAGTTGCATTGTTGCACCTAGTTCTTCAAGTTTACCTTGCTCCATTCTATTATAATTAGTTTGAACATCAGCAACAATTCCAAAGAACGCACCGTATGGGTCTAGTCTACCAAAAGGTATAACCGTATCTCCAAAGACAAATGAATAAGGTTTAAAATTTGTTGAAGTTTTTTTAAATCTTAATAATTCACTATCTTTATATTGACTTAATAATTCTCCATCTCCTTCTTGAAACCAACCTGCATTATGATTAGTTCTTGATGTCATAAAACCTGATTGTCCTAATAAATATGCTGAACTAAATAAAGCTGTACCCATAGCTAATTGACCTCTAGCTTTAACCATCATTCTTGGGTCATTACTTTGTCCTAAAATATGTTTCCATCTATAACCTAAAGAGAATGGGCTTCTGTCTATAACTGCTTTAGCTAATTGAACTGGTGTTCTTACAAATGGAAATAACTGTTTAAGTACTGGGTATTCATTAATACCATTTTGCATTTTAAGTAAAAAACCTGATAATTCGTTAGTATACGTAGCTTCTTTTGCATATTGCAATGCTTCGTTGTTTGTACCTCTACCTACATCATCAAAACCATCTTCAAAGAAATCACTAATAAATTTTTCTTTTTGTTTTCCTTTAAGACCTAATTCTTTAGCTCTAGTAACTCCTAATGCTCTTAATTTTGCACGATAATTTATTTGTTTAAAAAATTCATCACCTGCATTTAAAGCTCTAGAAGGTAATCTAACTATATTTCCACCGTACTTATCAGGAACTTGTTTTGTAGTAGATGTATCTAATTTAGAACCAACTCCTGCTCCTTCTAAAATAAGTTCACCTTGTTGCCAAGCCTTCTTACGCATTTTATTAGCGTCAGACATATATTGAGCTAAACCTGAAAAAGTAACTTCTGCTTCTTCTGTTTGTCTTTGTAAAATTTTTACTTTCTCAACATCACCTTTAGCTAAAATTTCTGAAATCTTTCCACCTAGTCTGTCTTCTAAAGGTTTTGCTACTGCTGTAATTGCATTACCTAATAAGTTTACAACTTGTGTTTTTGGATTTGATAAAAGTGCATTAATCCATACTTCGTTTGCAACTTCCCAAAATCTATTTTGAAATAAAGCACTTATAACTTTTCTTGTAACTTGTGGATTATCTAATACAGCTAATCTATCTAAAAACTTTTCTTTAGCTTTTTTTGTAATCTTTTGGTCTGTACCTTTACCAAAGTTATTTAATTCATTAATTGCACTATCTAAATTATCTTGAATAATTTTTCTTCTTTGAAAATCTTTTTTAGCAATAGAAAATGTATATAAGTTACCACCAGTATTAGAAGCAACACCTGCTCTGTTTTTTTGCATTGCTAATATATAAGCTAAAGTTTCATCTACATCTTTTTTTGGTCTAGTACCATTTTGTGCTTGTCTTCTTAAAGAAGGTAAAGCATCTATTAAAGAATTTAATGCTATTTCGTGAGCATAAATAAGTGGTGCAGTATTTTCTATTGATGAACCAAGTTGTTGATATTCTTTATAAACTTTATCAATATTACCACCATAATTATCTATAGCTTTTTTCTTAATTACTTCTTCAGTAAAATCTCTACTAGCTTTATCGTATCCACCTCTTATGGTGTCATACATTGCATTAATTGTTGTAATAAAATCTTTTGATACAGCGTCTTTGTCAAATGTTTCTAAATTTATCCAAGAACGTGGTAGTGCAAAGGCTTGGTCAGCAGTCATTTCTCCTGCTTTCCATTTTCTATAATTAATATTTAAATCGTCTTTAGCTAATCTATTTAATATTTGTATTTTAGTTTCAGATTTAACTTTCTTTGGTTTTTTTAATCCTTCTACTTGTTCTAAACTTTCATTAACAATCTTCATCTTTTCAGAGATTGAAGTTGCGTTATCTAATTTAGTTTTAGCATTGGCAATAGCTTCTTGTGATTTAGTAATAATCTCTACATCTTTTTTAGCTTGTACTTCGTCTAATTTACCTTTTGCTTTACCATTTAAATATTTACCTGCTCTAAAAATAAATTCTGTAAATGCTCCTAAACCTAAACCTTCTAATGTATTTTTAAATCTTGCTTCGTACCATTCATCATCAGTATCAGTTTGTAAGTAACTTAACCAAGTATCACCGACTGATGGAAAAAATTCTGTAACGACATCAGTAAATCTTCCTGTGTCTTCATCAAAAGCTATAAAATCACCAACAGCACCTTTGGCCATTGCTTGTGTAGTAGCTCCTATTTTTGTTGTAGCTTTATTTAATTTTAATAATTTGTCTGCTCCTTTAAAACCAACAGCAAATTGAAAACCTGCTTCAACAAAACTTGCAGTCATACCCTGAGTATTATCTTCAGGATTGTCTTTAGTTGGGTCGTAAAAGAAACCTTTAATAGCGTAATGGTCTTTAGTTCCTATTTTACCTGTAAGTGGTGCTAATATTGCATTAACATCACCTTCTTCTACTGCTTCATCATAAGGTAAATATTCTATTAAGCCATTCTCTGCTTTTGAACCATATCTGAAGCCACCAAGATTACTCTTTTCTCCTAAAGTGTCACCTAAATCCTCTACTAGGCTAGAAGCACTATTTAATGCTTTTCTAGTACCTTCGTAAGGTGCAACGAATAAATTATCGTATAACCAGTTGTTTTTTAGACTGTCAGGAGCTTGTGATAATAGACCTGCATCTTCTACTGATTGTGATGTATCGCCTTTAATTTCTTCAACTTCTTGTTCAAAGTTTTGTTCATAATTTGAAGTACCATTGATTATTTCTTGTTTCTCTTCTTCAGAAAGGCCTACAGGTACATCAATAGATGTTCCATTAGGTAGTAATAGTTTTTCCATTATAATTTATTAATTTCCCTTTTAAATAAGTCTTTTGATATTTTATATTTACTTTGAAACTCTGCTGACGTTAGTCCACCTTTACTAGGTGATTTTAAATCCATAATCATATTAGCTATTTCTTGTGGTGTACGCTTATCTTTCCTTTTAGTAGATTTTTTCTCTTCTTCAGATTTTAAACCTTCTTTAATCCTTTTATCTATATTTTCGTAAACAGTACCTTTGCCTTCTAAACCGACACCACCTTGACCAAATAAAGTATTACCACTTGCGTATTCTTTTAAATCTTTAATTGATTGTAAATATTCTTTTTCAAAATCTCTTTGTAGTAAATATGAATTACCTTGATATTTTTCACTATCTTGATTTGTTTGTATCCATTGAAACAATCGTTCTTGAATATAAATTAAATTATTACTTGCCTGTAATTTATCACCACCACTTTTTGCAGTAGCCATAATACTTTCAAGTGCTTTCAAACCGTCAGAAACAGGTTTTACAGTTGTAAACAAAATATTTTCTTTAAAATCTCTTACGTTAGCTATTCTAGTTTGATGATACCTTTTTTTAGTTTCAGGTGTGATGTCATCATTTAAATATGCTTCAGAAACTAATTTGTGTGCTTCTATAAATTTTCTCTCAGTTAATAATTGTTCTATTTCAAGTATAACTTCATTATCATTTACTGTAGTAGCTTTAAAAGCATCATCTTGTTTAAATTGGTTGTATGCAAGTTTTTCTTGTGTAGTTCTATTAGGATTACTTTTCCATTCTACTAAATTAAAATTAGGGTTATCTTTGTTTTTTTCTAAGAAGTTATAAGTAGTTAATCTTTCATTAACTTGTTGTGTAGTATTAAATTTATTTTCTTTTTCAATATTTTCTTGTTGTTTTTCTAAAAGTTGTAAATAAAGTTCTTTTTGTTTTGTTTTAATTCTACCAATCTTTGCTACGCTATCTGTACCACCTATTAAAAGTTCAGGTACTTTATTAATTAATTTTTTAGCAAAATCTACATCATCAGTAGAACCTACGTAACCTGACAAACCATTAAAGGCTATATCAATGACATCTCTTCCATCACCTGTGACATCAATTAATTCTTTTATTTCTTTATTAATATCATCAGCTATAAGTTGGAAAACATTTGTAGTTTCACCATCTACTGTTGGGTCTAATTTTTTATCTTTATGTTTTAAAACTATACCAACTACTCTATTAGTTACTTTTTCATTAAATTTCTTTTTAAATAATGTTAATTGATTTTGTTGATGTTGTGCTTCTAAACTTGCTCTGTAATTTGATGTTTCTTGAAAAAAACCTTTTTCTAAATCTAAAGCATTAAATGTTCCTAAATTTTTATCTTTAACAAATTGTTTTAAGCTGACTTGGTAAAAATTATCAAATGCACCTTCTGTAATATCTGTTTCAACATCTCTATCTCTATATTCTTTAATAAGAAACGAATTAAATTCACTTGCATATTCATTAAGAGAAAGCTCTCTATATTTTTCTAAATAGTATGGATTAGCAGTTTTATCTATTGCACCTGATTTAACAGCTTCTTTAAATTTAAGTTTATTTTCGTTGTAATCTTTAAGTGCTTGTGCTGAATTTACTTTCTTTTCTTTGACAGTACTAGCAATAGCCATTGAAGTACCTGCTCCATTTACAAAATTATTAAGTGAAGCTGTAAACTCTTTCATACCTGCTGTTTGAGGTTCTGCTTCCGGTTTATAAAATAAATTAAAATCTCTTGAAACTACCTGTGGTAATTCAGGAGTTAAATTTAGTTCAGGTTTTTTTCTTGCCATTACGCTACAGGTTCACCTTTATTAGGTTTTAAACCTTTAATTTCTTTTTGTGCTTCTAATGAATAATAAGTGTTTGCTACATTCAAAGCGTTAGAAGCAAATAATAATTCAGGATTTGGTGGTGTTAAATAAGTCTGCTGACTTTCTTGACCAAATTGAATAGCTTCTAAATTATTTTCAAATTGTCTAATATTCATATTTAAATTATTAGCTAAAGAATTTTTATAGTTACCTTCTGTTCTGTAGTAATCTTTCATTAGTGCTAACGTAGAACCTGACATTGCTACACCTGCACTTCCACTTGATACTTGAAATCTTGCTCTTGCTTTGTCTGCTTTTAATGAAGCTGTAAATCCTTTTGCTTTAGATTGTTTTTCTACTTGTCTAATTCTAAGTGCTTCTGAAGCATATCTTTGAATAGCATTTTTCTTTGCTAAATCATTTTGCCTTTTCTGACGAGCATACTCATTCTTTTGTGCCTGTTTCTGTTGTTGAAATTGAACATAGGAAGATGCACCTGCTATTGCAGTTACAGCTAAAGTTGCGTTGCACATAATTTTACAAACTCATAAAAAGGTTTTTGATTAACTCCATATTTGATTTTTCTTAAAAAGGTAAAGCCACACCACTTTAACCAACGAAGATGTAATTCATTTCTACAATCAACGTAGTTCCAAAGTAGTCTGTATTTTTTGTTTAATAATTTTACGACTTTTCTACTTTCTCTTAAAAAAGAAAATCGTATTCTTTTGATTTCAGGTGTTGCTAATAACCAAATGTTTCCTACTTCACCAACACCAAACATTCCAACTGGGACATTTTCAGTATCAACAATTGTCAAACAAATTTCTGATTGTAGATAGCCTGAAAGTAAAGCCTGATAAGGTGTCATACCTGTACCATCTAAAACTTCTCTTTTATCTTCTTGTCTTAATCTTGGTGCTAGGTAATCAATATCTTTGATTATAGTTTTTCTTATTCCGTTAAACTCTTGTTGATGGACTGACATAATAACCTTGCCAACTTGCATTGATAAAATTTGATGGCAAGTGACTATCGTTCTTAATTGTAACTGTTAGCTTGTCGTTCTCTGATTGAACTGCAAAAGTATAATCACCATCTTCAAGATTAATTGTTCCTAGTAAACCTGAACCTGTAATAGTTCCTGTAAAAGTTGTTGTCGAAGTGTCTCTACCTACTGGTATAACTTCTGTTGTAAAAAATCCTGTATCATTAAAAGATACATTCCAGTTTCTAATTTGTAATCTTCCTTCTTTAACTGAAATTCTAGAACCTGATGTATCTGCTGTTTGCATAAACTGTTGAGAGAAAACAAACTTAAATTCGTATTGTTCACCTATAAAATAATTCTGTGCTGTGATGTCACCTGATATGACAATTGCAGTTCCACCTACTGTTTGCGATACAGTACTAATAGCTTGTCCTGCTTTATTACTTGCACCACTTCTACCTACTACTTTCATAGTATTTTTAATTTGGTAAGGAAGTGTAATTGTTGTTTGATTTGTACCTGAATTGTAGGCTTCTGTAATTTCTGTGTTATCTAATTTTCTATCTAAATGTGATAAATAAGTTTCACCAGTATCAGTTAATGCAGGTGATATATCTATTTTTTCTAAATAAACTCCATCACTTCTTTCATTAACTAAAAATAATTCATTTTCTATAAAATCTATATTTAAAATATTATCTGTATTAGATGTTCCATATGTCCACTTATGCCAAGCACTTTGTAATCTTTTGCTTTGACTTACATAGTATTGATAAACATATAACGCATTACTTTCGTCAGATGATAAAGCTACTAAAATATTTTCAGTAGTAGCACTAGAAAATTTATGAACATTAGCAGGAATAAACTTAGGCACATTCGCTGTAATATCATCAGCTTGTTTTGTATCTGTGTCAGACGCAATGAAAAGTTCCCTAACGCCTGTGAAATTTCCTTTATTGAAACCGAAATAGACATTACTTCCTGCTCCAACTGGTTTAACTTTTCTGTCTGCTTCAAATTCTGTTGTGACATTGATTGATATATTCTCCGAAGTTAATGTTGCTCCACCTGATAAAATAAATTGTGTTTGGTCTGAAAATAATAGTAATTCTTCATCAAATGAAATTGCGTGTCTTAAAATAGAAACTTTAGTATGTGTACTAGCTACATCTATTGGGTCTGTATCTAATGTTTGTGTAATAGTTTCAGGAAAGAACTCAAAGAACTCACCACTTCTAGACATAATAACATTTTCGTCTGCTAAAAATCCTAATCTATTTCTGTGAAAAAATATGTCATTAATTTTTCTACCTATAAATGATGGGTTAGGTACGCTATCTATATCACCAACTTTTCTTTCACCAAATGTAGGTGTCGTATAATCTGTACCTGAAATTGTATATGTCGTTCCATCTACTTGTGTAAATCTAAAATTACCATCTGCTGTTCTAATAAGAACGTGTGGTGTTGTATCTGTATCAAATTTTGTTTTAGTTGCAGGAGCTACCGTTTCTTCCCAAAGATTATCTGCTTCTACAAATTTAACATAATAATCGTCAAAACCACTTGTTGCATCTCCAGTTACTTGAACTACTTGGTTATTGATTGCAGGTACAGGTAGGTCAGAAAAGTTTTGAACTTTATCTTTAACTACTTGTGACGCATCATCACCAAAACCATCTGAAGCTGTAACTTCTAATGTTCCACTAGATTTAACTATAGAGAAACTAGAGTTTCCTATTTTTGTTAAAGTTAATCCTGATACTGTTCCAACTGCTGAAAAGACACCATCTCTAATTGCTTCGGCATCTGTACTTGAAGATGTAAAATTATATGTAGTGCTATCTATTGTAATTGAATATTTTGTTGAAGTAACACCTTGTAAAACTGAATAAACTGCTTGTTCTATTTTAGCAGGTGAAGTTGCACTATCCATTGCTGTAGCAGTATTTTTATTAACTATAAAAGTAAAATCAGCTACCGTTACACAAACAAAATCATTTTTAGGATTTGAGCTTGATAAATAGTTTGTAGCATTAGTTTGACTAACTACTGATTTAGCTACTCCATTAATATCATAAACAGCTATAGCACCGTTTGTTAAAACTAATATGTATCTTTCTGTAGTGTCTCTATCAATCGTATGTATAAAAGCATTACTTAAAGAACTGCTTGATAATTTTGCTACATATTCTGTAGGTGGTCTTTTTTTTAATCCTTCTACTACTGAACTGT